GCCACACTTTCACTCCGAAGCCTGTCACGATCGACAGCGACATGGTGTTGGAGGGCCGGCATTTGGAGAATCTTGAAGGCCCGGCCTTCGCCTCTCGCTTTGGCGCCACATTTGTGAAGATTGAAGAACGTGTCTTCGAATATGATGGCGAGCAACGCATTGTTACTAATCGGAATGTCCAGGAGACCAAGCAAGCTTTTGCCGCACAGCGTATCACTATGAACACCGCGTTCATACCACTCGCTCCACTTTACGTCTTGCTGATACTATCCTGGTTCCCAATTTCCGAGTTCCTTTATAAGGTCTTGCACGACGAGATGCAGGTCCGCGGGGCAGCACGTATTTCCGTCTGCCTCGCCACCATTTGGATTTGCGCCATGGCTGAACGTTACCGCCATATCCGCACCCGTTTGCATGTGTACATCTCGCAATCCATTTGGATGATGACCCTGTCCATTTGTTACCCTCAGTGGTCCTGGATTATCAGTGCCATTATTACTAACCTCCATTTCCTGCCCCACGTTTTATGGTGTTTCACCACCGCAAAGTGGGGCCAGAGTTTCAACATGTTTGGCGCCCGTTGGCACCCTGATCGCATGGCTTTTTTCAGCCTCGGTGCTTACTTGGCGCATTTCATGCTCGGCGGACCAGCGATGTTGACGACCACTTTCGCTGGACTGATTTTCACTCATTTCGCCAAGCATAATGCATACGCCAGCATTATGGAGGCCTTGTTTCCCGACTCCCAGAAGGTGGTGTGGTGTGTGCCTCACGCTGTCTCTTGTGCTTTAGCCGAGTACAGCAATGGCGCCGACGCCACCGCAATTTCAACCACGGTTCGTAGCAAGCTCTTGCGCTTGGCTTGCTTGCCTCTCCCCGATATAGCTCATACTGCCCTGATCTCGGGAACAGAGGAAGTTGTGATGTTTTTCGCCCAGTCCCAGCCTTTTTTCGAGGCGGGGGCGAAATTCGTCACGACGCCCGTGTAAATCCTTGGCGAACGCACCGCAAAGTTTACGCCGTTGGCGCCCGTGCGGAGGAACTGCCCATTCCACGCCCAGACACCGACGTTCGTAAGCAAGGTGCAACCATAGTCGTCCCCGGGGACCGCAAACAACGGCGCCGGATGTTTCGGATGCTAAGGTTCGGCGCAGTTGAAGGACTCGCCCCAATTTGCCTGGATACCAATGATCCCGACACCGTCCTCTGTGGATTCGCGCAGAGGCTACTGCGGAAGGTACCGGAACCCGACCCGGTTGCTCTCGCAGACTTGAAACAATTTGTCGCTAGTTGGCTAGTCGCCAATGTCCCAGTCGCCAAGCCCATGCTCTTTGAAGAATGGCTTGACCGCACGACGTATAATGAAGCACGCAAGACTGAGTTGCGTGTGGCCTACTTCGAACTGCGAGGAGGCAAGCCTACACGGTGGCAAGCGCGCAGGATCAAGTCGTTTGTCAAGACAGAGCCTTACCCACAGTACAAGCATTGTCGCATGATAAACAGCCGCAGTGATTCATTCAAAGTCTTTAGTGGACCCCTGTTCAAGGCCATTGAAGACGTTGTTTATGCACTGCCTGAGTTCATCAAGCATGTATCTGTGCCAGACAGGCCTGCCTGCGTTCGCGGCCTTAGAAAAGCCGGCAGACATTACTATTCCACCGATTTTACGGCCTTTGAGAGCCATTTCACCCGTCCTGTTATGGAAGTGTTGGAGCTCCAGCTTTACCGCCACTGCTTGTCGTGGTGCCCCGAGTATGCTCACTTCATTTGCGATACACTGTCCGGCCCTAACAACATGTCCACGCACACCGGCGTCAAGGCCACTGTTCAGGCCCGCCGTATGAGTGGGGATATGTGCACCAGTTTGGGCAACGGATTTTCGAATCTTATGCTCGCCAAGTATATCGCACATAAGCAAGGCAAGGAAATTTATGGCTATGTTGAAGGAGATGACGGATTATTTGCCACAGAGGCCGAGCTCAGCACGGAGATGTATGCTAAGCTCGGGTTTACGATCAAGATCATGGAGGTCGCAGACCCCTGTGAGGCTTCCTTTTGTGGCATGGTCTTCGCCGATTCCGGGCAGATAGTACGCGATCCAGTGGACTATCTGGCCACTTTCGGGTGGACCTCCTCCTTTATCGGAGCAGGCCCGAAGATCATGGATGAGCTGTTGCGTGCCAAAGCCCTCAGCTCTGTCTACGAGACTCCGCATTGTCCTATCATCGGCGCGTTGGCCCGCGCCGCTTTGAGACGCACACGTCATGTTAACCCACGTTGGGTCGAGGATGGTTATCACAACCATGATCGGGTACCTCGTGACGAGAGTGCGCTTCCTCGTTTTGCGCCTACGGCTGACACCAGGGAACTGGTGTTCAAGCTGTATGGAATCGATGCTAGGACCCAGGTCTACATCGAGAACCTGATTGAAGCCGGTGAGATGAACTTCGCCAGCTTGCTATCAGCTCACCCCCACTACGCACACTACGCTGCCAGGTACGTAGAAGCCGGCTGAGGAAAACCCCATCTGGAGCAAGGCCAAATAGAAGGACAATGGGACAGCCCGGCCCGTCCTCGGGTTGGCCGCAGGAACCGGATGGAAACATACGGTCTAGATAGATGATCGCCGCCTCGACTCTGTTGAGGTACAGAACTCGGTTGAAACTGCTGCCTTATCCTTCGGGGAATGAGCAACAGGGCCTGAACGACACTTCGTCCCCGAAGTCCGCCTTAAAACGGGCGAAAGGACAGCCCGAAGGTTTTGCTGTAACAGGTAAGACCCG